TGTCGGACTGCCACTTCGTGCGGCCCTGATCGTATGACAAGAACTGCACCACAGAGTCCTCACCACAAATGTGGCGGACCACAATGCTTGATACGGCGTCAGGCACACCCTGCTTCATCGACGTGTCTTTGACACAGTCGTAGGGTATAGCGCCAGTGCCCCACTCTTCCCGCATCTCTGGCGGACCAAGCAAAAGACGCTGCACGCCTTTGCGCGTTAGCTCCGCTGATTCTGATCCGACCATTGACCGGATAGCGTAAGGGAACCGCTTACCCTTCCACCAAGCGGGGTAACGACCGGTCAGGTGCATAGCGACCTCATACGCACCGGCCCATGTCTTGCCAAGCTGATTGCCTGCCATGAACAACCGCTCACGGTAATCGGCGCCAGCGTTATGAAACTCTACCTGCTTCGCATAAGCATGGTAGGCGGCGAGCTTATTACGCTTGGCCCGGATATCTTTCAAACGCAGCAACTCGTACAGCTCTCGCTTTTCCTCAGCGGTTAGCAGTGACGTATCGAGATCGGCCAGATTCATCTTGCGGCCCGGGCAAGTAGCATTGCCAGACGCTGATCAAGCTGTTCGCTTGATAGCTCAAGGCTGCCAGACATCTTGACCTCAATGGCTTTCAGCTTCGGCTGCGTGTAGCTCAGTATCTCCGACAACATCCGCACCCGAACGTCGGCATCAAGTTCGTACCGACGCGCTGGCTGGCCAGTATGCGGGTCGATGACAACCTCACCGTCCCCATCGACAATCGGCCGGCCCTTGAGAATGCGTGCAAACTCAATCGCTGGATCGAGCCCCTCTTCTATCAATGCCTCAGAGACCGCAGTCAGATTGATTCTGAGCGGGTGCTTGATCCCTGAGCTTTTACGCATAGCATGCGCTCGACCAGTCTTAGGACCTGCGTCCTCAAGGTCTTCAGGCGACGCCAGACGTGGCGGCGCTCCGTTTAATTCAGCTAGCCTTTTTGGCCTTGTTTTTACTTTTGCCATCGCTCATTGCCCCTCTCAACAAACCACCGTCATCATTCCTTGCGCTGCCAAGCGGGGGTCTTCATTTCGACCCCATCGCTTTGCGGATGATCCCGGGCTTGGCCGTCTTTGCTGACTCCTCAAAGTCGGTTTTGCTCGGTGCGCCTTTGTCGCCGGGCTGGCGCATACGTTCGCCCGAGCCAGAGGCTATGCGTGCCCTCTTGGCTTGGATGTTAGCGTACAGGCCGGCCGGCTTCATTCTTCTTCATCCAAGTCGGCGTCTTCCCGTTGCAAATCTTGAAGAATTTCTTCAGCTCCGCAAGTGCAAGGGCCGTCTTCATAAACGGCGCAATTTTCGGCGTGCACGCTTAAATCTTGCCGTTAATGATGCCGCCAGAGAAGCCGGGCACGTTACCGCTCTTCATGCCGCCCTTGTACTCAGGCTGAGTTTCATTGGTGCCGGGCATTGGTACGGACACTTTGCCCGGAATTTCGCCTTTGCCTTGCTGCTGGTTGCTACCGACTGGTGCTCCGGGCGTAGAGCCCGGCATTGCTGCTGCGTTTTTCATCATTCCTCCTGCTGCGCGGATTAGATTACGGGATTGTGGGTTTGAATATTCTTGCATAGTAGTACTCCGATCAGGCCATCATGTTCGACTGCTTCGGCCGGCTGGCCGCTTCTTCATCCCAAGCCGCCTTGTAAGCCTCTGGCTTCTCAGTAGCTTGTTCCTCTGGGCTCTCGCCCTCTTCCTCGGCCAGCATGTTGTCAACGTAATCGCGGCACTCGGCCACGCTTTCGCAGACGTATGGCTGCTCCATCTCGTCGGAATCGACAGTGATCTTGCCACTGTCTTCCATCGTAATCGTGATTGTTTTCGCCATTTATGGGCTCCAGATAGACAAAAAGCCACGTCAATGCGCGGCTTTTTTGCACGTTTTTCGCGGACGCGGGGGTGCCCAAAAATTATATGATTTCCAATTAGGCACGTCAAGCGTCAATTTTCAAGCAAATAGTGTTGTATTTATACAACACATTGAAAGTTAAAGCTAGGAAACATGCGGGTCTTTTAAAAATACAAAGGCCCCCTTTTAAACATACAAAGTGACATTGACAGTGCTTGTCATCTATAGTTGAGTTGTTGGACAAGCAGTACCGCGAAAGATTCAGCGGGATACAAAAAGGAAACCACCGGAGTTCTGATCTAAGCGCGGTGAGCGCAAGGGACCAACCGGCAGACCGCTAAGACCCAGTCCCCGAGACTAGCGAGTGCGAAGGAAACCAAAGGGCAGCGTGCTGTTCTTTGGCGGCGCAGCAGGCTGCCGACAAATGCTTGCACTTTAGGGGATTGCAATGACACAAGAAATACTCGTACGTCGCAAATACTACGGCGACAAAAGCTGGACGGCAAAATCATTTGAGTCGTTTACGTTAAACGGCAAACTTGCTCGGCTAGAAGTACAGACCAGTAAAGCTTCGGACGGCCGGCTGTCAACGTCAGCGTCAGTTGGGTTTGTTACTGATTCGGGCGCAGTGATAACGGCTTTGTATTCAGATTTTTACAAATTGCTTGATATTTCAAAAACCCGTTGCACTGAAAAAGCTGTGTTTGATCAACAAAGCAAAGCAGTAGCCAATTGGGGCGCTCTTAAATTAGAAGTTATTAACTATTACGTGGAGGAAACAGCATGAAATACACAGTTGACTACTACGACGACGAAGATCGCCGGTTCTTCTGGGGCGTTACCGAATGGGTTGCAAACGAGCTCGGTGGCGCGTCAGGCCGGTTACTCGAAAAGTGCTCGACCGAAGCCAGCGCCGAGTCGCTTGCCCGTGCTTACACCATGATTTATGCATATTCCTACTGATGAGACCGGGTGGTACCGGTCGAAACCGTCCCCGGGCGGTCTGGGAAACCCCGTGCTGCGCGGCTCGCAGAAACTCTTTAGGAGATGGCTATGTCACACGAAATTACTACTCACGCCGACGGTCGCGTCGAATTTGCTTACTTAGCTTCTGACGGTACACCTTGGCACGGCCTTGGCCAACCGCTGGCTGATGGTACCGATCTTGATACGTGGCGCCAAGCCGCTGGGATGAACTGGCGTATCCAGCGCAGCGAGATTCGCTACGCTGTTAGCCGTGACATCAACGCAGATAGCTTAGTCAAGCTGCCTGACCAGCACGTTCTGTTTCGCTCAGACAACCTTGACCCGCTGGGCGTTGTTTCCAAGCGGTATCAAGTTGTCCAGCCGGGCGAGGTGCTCGAGTTCTTCCGAGACATCGCCAAAGCAGGCGGCTTAGAGTTGTCTGCAGCCGGCACGATCTACGGCGGCAAGCGTTTTTGGGCCACTGCGAAAATCGGCGAAGCTTCACCGACGTCTCTGGCTGACACGATTGGCGGCTACTTGCTGATCAGCACCAGCGCAGACGGCAGCTTGGCCACTGAGGTTCGTCGCACTACGGTTCGCACCGTTTGCAAGAACACGCTGGCTATGGCTTTGGGCGAATCAAAAGCGTCGGTCAAAGTGTCTCACCGCTCCGCGTTTAATCCTTCGCAAGTCAAAGACTTCATGGGCCTGAACGAAGCAGCGTGGGAAGCCTTCCGTCACAACGTCACGCGTCTGGCCAATATCAGCATTCACGAAGAGGAAGCCGGCGACTTCGTTGCTGGCCTGCTCGGTGGCGCTGCAAAAGTTCGCGAGACTGCCGGGTTCACCAAGATTCTGGACCTGTTCAACGGTTCCGGCATGGGTGCAATGAACGACGGCGTGTTCGGTACCGCTTGGGGCCTGCTTAACGCAGTCACTGAGTACGCTGATCACCACGTCCGTGCTCGTAACGATCAGAACCGCTTCGTCTCGGCTCAATGGGGCGCCGGCGCTGATCTGAAGCAGAAAGCATTAGCGAATCTGCTTGCTGCCTGACTGTAGCGTGTAGGGCATCCCCCGGGTGCCCTATGCAGTGCAGTTGCATTACCGCACCGGCCGGTCGCCGGTAATTTTTGGGAGTCACTACTATGAACGAATCGAATCTTGCAATGCTCGGCGGAATCGTCGATAAGCTCGCCTTGATCAAAGCGCAAATAGCTGATCTGAAATTAACCGAGACGCAACTCAAGCAGGACCTGATCGACAGCGGCTTCGCGTCGATTGATGGCACGCTCAACCGGGCAGCAATATCGGAATGCGACGGCAAGACCAGCGTTGACTGGAAAAAGATCGCTGAGAAGTTCAGCCCATCTCGCCAGCTTGTCACCGCCAACACGACCGTTGGCGATCCTTACTTCACCGTCCGTGTCTCAGCGAGGAAGTCATGAACTACATCAAGCAGCTTCAGTCTGAGATAGCTGACAACGCGGACCGGGCGGACCGGGCCCAAGAATTCCGTGCTTATCTGCAATCGTCGAAGTTTGGCCCCCAGTCGGACGGCTCTCGTGGTGATTGGATCGCCACTGCTGACGTGCTCCGCTGGTTGCAGTACCTCGATGACACCGCACAACCTTTTGTTTACTAGGAGATTGACATGATTGACTTTGAATTGATGGACGCCCTTGAAGGCGAAACCCCGCTCGACCCGTTCGAGTACTACAGCGTGCTGCAGTCCGCCATCAACGGCGGCACGGCATGGAAACTGCAAGGCGCCTACGGCCGTGAGCTGATGGCCGCCATCGAGAACGGCTACTGCATGCTCGGTTTTGAGTCAAAGAAAGACTACTGGGGCAACACGATACCTAGCAGGACCGACGTCAAGCCCGGCACGAAAGGCAGCTACGAATACGTCGCAGACAGGTTCGGCAACATGTGGGCCGACACGATTGACGGGGGCTGACATGGACCCACGCGACTTTTGGATTTACGTCGCAGGCTTGATCGCCTTGATCGTCTGCGCACTTGACATCTTTATTTGGAGACCGTAATGAAATTAGCTGACCGCCGTTTACTGTATCAAATTGAAGGCACCGACTTTAAGATTGCCGTGCCCTACTCAATAAACACGGGTGCTTATTACAAAAGCAACTTTGAGTTGTTCGGTATTACGATGACCCTTGTATCGCCGCACAAGGGCAATCGCCCGGGGGTGCTCCGGGCGTCTGTGCCGTTGCCGCCGTCTTGGCTTGTTGACCTGTCCGGGAGGGCGCGATGAAAACAATTTACAGTTGTTTATTTGATGACAAAATGTCAGTTCAAGACGTTCTTAGGCGCATAGCTACGGACAACGTGTTTGCTTTTAGTTGGCCTGACAAAGCTGCTTTTAAAGTTGGCTTTGTTAAGTATCAGCGTATTCATGGTCACTTAGAACACTACTACGATGTTCGGTATGTGCGTAAAGATGATGAAATAATGATGGACTACGAAGACCCTGAGTCTTCAATTTTTAACGACTACGGGTGGCCTAAATGATTCAACTATCTTTCAACGATTTTATCGACACGATTGGCTGGTCCGAGGTAGTCAAGGACAAGCTTCGTTCGATGGCCTTGAGGGGCGACATAAAGTATCTGGCAGCTTGGGACAATGCAGGCAAGCCGTCGGCTTCCGCATTCACTGAACGCCCAGACCGTTGGCCGGCTAACCTAATCGGCGTTTGGTCTAGTCGCGGGGACGACCCCTTCCTCCCAACTAAGTCAAAAACCATGCAGGCAGTTGACCTAGTCACGGAAGACAAGCTATCCGTCTACGCTGCCGCAAAGCAGCTCGACATCAACCCGTCAGCAGTGCACCGTGCAATAGCAAGGCGCGTTGACAAGGACATCTGTCCATGTTGTCATCAAGTAATTAGAAATCCAGTTCAGCATTTAACTTCTTCATAATTGCCGCAGCAACTTCTCTTTCCATTCGAGAGATTGATTCAATCAACCAAAGGGTCGCCTCATCTGGTTCAACCAGCTTGACGCGGCCCTGTCCTTTACATACCCCGCACTCAACCTCGCTCAGTATCGGCGTCCCCGGTACGATCTCATACCCCCTCCCGTGGCAGGGTTTGCACACGTCATCGAGCCAATGCTTGACGACCATCTGCACGGTCTTTAGCGTATCAATCCCCGCAAAACGCATCGCAGTCAAAGTCAAAAGCCCGTCCAGCACTGACGCAAGTTCCCTCGTGTCGCCGCTAAACTTCAATCGCCACAGTGAAGCACCCAATGGCATCCCGGCGCCCACCATCCCGCATGCCCTGATGATATCGATATCACCGACCTCATTCTCATCGGCTTCCTGTAGATGGCTGGATGTTTGCGCTCTTGATATACGCTCTCTTGATGTCATGCCTTCCCTTTCAACTCATTAACCGCGTCAAGTAAAGCCTGCTGCATATCGCCCTTGGTCTCCAACACCTTGATGATTCTCTGATCTATCGTGTTGACGGCGACAATGTGATGCACTGTCACTGTGTTCTTCTGGCCCGGGCGATGCAGTCTAGCATTTGCCTGCTCGTATAGGTCAAGGCTAAACGGCAAGCCGAACCATACCGCAACATTGCCTCCCAGCTGCAGACCGTCAACACCGTGACCACCTGAAGCTGGGTGCATCAAAAGCAGCTTCACCTTCCCTGCCTTCCACTTCTCGAAGCTTGGCGCGCCGTCAAACACAACCGCATCAGGGAAACGCTTGATGATTCTCGCTTGATCGTGCTGGTAGCTGGTAAAGCAAAGCACAGGCTCGCCCTGTTCAACAATCTCCTCCAAAGCGTTTAGCTTCGAGTCGTGTATCTCATGCACTCCCCTTGTGTCGTCATACACTGCGCCGTTGGCCATCTGGGCCAGCTTACCTGCCAGCACCGCAGGGTTGACCGCGTAAATGGCATCACTGACTAGCGTATGCTCGAGCTCGTGGTATCGGTCCATGTCAAAGCTCACCGGTATCACGTTATCGATTCTCTCAGGCATCTCAATGTCGCTGTCAATCGACAGCATCACGTCGGCCACAGCTTCATAGATCACTTTATCGGCGCCGGGCTTTAGCTTCCACGAATAGATGATGCTGCCGTTCCGCTTGTCAGGATTAAAATACTTCTCACGGTACCTGCCGATCCCCTTCTCCAGCCTCTTGCCGCCGTCCATCACACTGATCTGGGCCCACAACTCAAGCAGGCTGTTCGGTGTCGGTGTACCGGTCAGCATGTACAGGTGCTTGATGTACTGCCTGACAGAATTTAATGCCTTCCAGCTCTTACTGGCACGGTCTTTAAACCCTCGATTCTCATCAATGATCACGCACTCGAACGGAAACCACCTGCCAAACTGCTCAACCAACCACGGAAAGTTCTCGCGGTTCACGATATACACGTCCGCCTCCCTCTCCAATGCCTCTAGGCGTTGCGAGACGGGCCCCAGAACCTTCGAAACGACCAAGTGGCTAGTGTGGTACCACTTCGATGCTTCGGCAGCCCACACGAGCTCTGAGACCCTCAGCGGGGCAACCACCAAAGTCTTACACTTCAACTTATCGATGACTGTCAAACTGACAACCGTCTTCCCTGCACCCATCCTCAAAGCCAGCAACTGGTACGGTGTCGCCAGCATCCTGTCAATCGCCTGCTGCTGGTATGCCCTTGGTAAAAATTCCATCGATCTTTTCCTCTGAGTCAATTGTACGTACGTCAGCCCCTAAACTTATCAACATTGCATGAACCTTAATTTGCAATGCTGTGGCTTTCTTGCCGGGTGCTTTCATTTCAACAAAAATGATCTTACCTTCTGGCAAGAACACGATCCGATCCGGGACCCCCGAAAAGCTCGGTGAGACCCACTTCAAAGCCAGCCCGCCGGCCTTCTTAACCCGGTCACGCAACCTCTTTTCCAGCCTACTCTCAAGTATTGTCATTTTGATATACGGGGTAACTGGGGTATCCGGGGAGGGCGTTCTATACATATATAGGATAACTACATACTTTTATTTATATATACTCATCCCTATAATATATAGAAAGTAGGTTACCCCAGTTACCCTATTAGGCTATAACCTATGACTGGCAACGGTTTTGGCGGGGGTAACTTGTTTTTAAGGTTACCCCCTAAGTTACCCCAGTTACCCCATATCCTCAATAAATGTTGCTGGTACAGCAAGCAATTGTCGGCCGTGCGACTTTCGACTCTGTCCTCCGTTCAATTTTCTCAACGCAAAACTTGCCGACATTGCTTCACCTCTGGTCGGGTCTTTGACTCCAACACGCATTAAAGCCTCTGTTGCGGTGACCCATTCCCACAGGTTACCCCCGTTACCCTGCAGGTTACCCCCTTTTTCCCAGTCAAATCCGGCTGCAATTCGCTCTTCGATGGGGTCAATTACGGTGAAATCCTCGTTGTGAATTGCAAGTTCTGCAACGTCTTCCATCGACAGATTGAAGCCTTCGCCGGCTGTCCAGATCGAGTGGAATTCAGCCCAGACTTGCTGCATGTCGAGCTCCCCATCAAGTATGAACCCATCGGCAGGCACGGTTAAAATACGCCGACTCCCGGTCTTATCGCCTAGAAACCAAGGCTCGTTTACGCTTCCGCCGAACACAGTGCGACGACCAAAGCAGGACTCGACTGCTGCATACGGCCGACGAATCTTGTCTACTAGCTGGGTAATGAAAGCCTTCAATGCTGAGATGACGCTCTTCTGGAACGTGGCATCGAGCTCGCCCAGCTCCACGATCCAGTAGGTCAGGACGATGAAGATCGAGTCCTTCGACTTCAGGTCCAGAGTGTGGCCGGTCAGGATGACGTCAAGCTCAGGCGGTGCAAGCCTCTGGAACCATGTTGTCTTACCGATGTTCTGGGGACCGACGAAAGTCAGAATCCCTTGACCTGCTATACCGTCGGGGCTGAATGCTGCTGCCACTGCTTGGATCATCCACTTGCGCATCAGCTTGGATTTGATCGGCGACGTGGATACGACAGTCGTGTAGAACTTCTCGATTCTGGACACGCCGTCCCAAGGCTTACCGCCAATCCATGCCGTGACCGGGTTGAATTGGTTCTCGTCTGCGATCTTGATTAAGTACTGAGCGACGTGCTTGGTTGGCATGCGTACGCGTTCGCACTCTGAGAGCATGCAGGCAAGGGCAGCATTGTCTCGGTTGTCTCTGGTGAACGACTGGTTCGGGATCAGTATCTCGATTGCTTTCTTGATGACGTTATAACGGACGTGCCAACCCAGCTGCTCGATCAAGGCACGCATGTTCTCGATTGTGCACAGTGGATGCCCTTCGTCGTTGAGATGGACGAACCCACCACTCCCACCCGCACCCACACCACTCCCACCAACCCGCGACCGCACCCACCCTCTTACGGTGGAGATGGTCAGCTTGACTCCCAGCTCCTTGGCCTTGACCTGTATCGCGGCTGCCAGCTGCTCACGCTCTACGTCTGACAGGCCGCCATTGTTAGCTGCCGAAGCTGCGATCTTTTCCTGTAAGTCTTTCGGGTCTGTGCAGGCTGACACCTGCTGGGTCAGGTCGAGCATTGCCGCGTCTCTGTCAACCTTGATCGCGACCTGCCTTGCGTCCTTGGTCTTCTTGAGAAGGGTGGCCAATGTCACGGCTCCACGACCTTGCGACCGTTGCGTGCTAAACGACCCCCACTTTGCCGCGCACACCCCCTCGATCCACTTCCCCGAGCCTGCGCTCCAGTTATCCCATGCTTCTAGCCATTCCGGGTCGCCTTCGCCTTGGTGATGCAGAGCGGCGCCGACAGACAGCCACTCAGCGTAACCGTCATCGGGGTCGATGTGGGGCAGCACTTCGTCGATCACTCTGTCCAAGTCCCAGCCGTCGAGCACTGGCCGGTAGAGAGCAAGCGAGGCGACGCCATCACTAGCCACCGGCGCTGACATCCCCTCACCCCAGACCTTCTTGACCATCCAGTTAAGGTCCTGCTGGCTAACTGGCAGGTGACCGTGGCCTTCGAGCTGGTGACCGGTGACGGTGAAATAACGCCCGTCTCTGTACAGCTCGACACCGAATTCTTTCTTGGTGCGCGACGAGTCGAGGTTCGTGTGGCTGAATATCTTAATGCCGGTACCTGACGGCGACACCTCTGCATACCCGTCAACCTTGTCTAGCACTTCCTGAGCGAAGTCTGTCAACTTCCCCGTGACGGGGTCCCGACAGTCGTCGAGGTCGATACCATGCAAGTCGTCACCGAGCACGATACCGAGGCCGTCGAAGTCGTAAAGCATGTAAGCACCGGAGGCGGCGGCGTAGGTAGTCCACGTCCGTGGGTCGGTCGATGACGCTGGCTTACCGTCAGCGGTGAATGGGACCTTCGCCCAGACATGGGTGCCGTTCGGCTTGGTCTTCTTAACGTAACGCCAAAGGACCCACTTCGGGATCGACTTCAGGTCTTCCGGTACTGAGCTCCACTTGACTGGTAATGCTGGTGGTCTGTTCATAATTTTCTTGCCTTTATTTTCTTATGCGGCGTGCCAACGATGATTCGCTGGTTAGCCGGTACGCCCTTGCTTGCATCCGATACATACTTCGCCATCGAGTAGTCACGACAAATTAGCAGTACGACTCCTTGGTCGTTTAGGACCGTGTACATCCTGTCTAATCCGTCGTTAGTTAAGACCATTCTTGTCGAGAACCGCGTGTATTACTTCGATGATTCCTCGCAGCTGGTACATGTAAGCGCACTCATCGCACTCCGGGTCACCGCATCCGGTATCGTCTATCGCGTCTTCTTGCTCTTCGAGAAATTCTAAAGCCAACATTAATGCTGTGTCTTTGTTCATGTGTTCTTCTCCTTTAGCTTGGCTTCCGTCATTGCTACGCACTCCGGCCCGTTGTTTGACCCCCATGCAATAAAAGTTAGCTCATCGTCAGTCAGCCCAACCCATTCTTTGGGTTTCGGCCACTGCCCATTAAATTTGTATAGTTCTTCAAACTCGCCGCTCCAATCCACAAATGCGCGAACAGAATCATTCATCGCCCATTCCCTTTCACATCGAGTGCATCCAACCTTGCGCGACGTAGGACTAAACGTTAATTGCGTTATGTACTTATGACCGAACAGTGCGCACATTAATCGTTCTATCATGCGTTCTTCTCCTTCATATCTGTGTGAGACTCGGCGTTTTTAATATAGCGTAAAGCAGTTTGATGACGCGTCTCGTCGGGAAATTTACTTGCTACTGCATACAACAACTCCATGTATTTTTCTTGCGTACCAAGCCATTCCTCCGGCGCTTCTTTGTAGTCAGGATCACGCCCTTCAGCTAATGCCATCATCAATTCCATGCCGTTATACATTCCGTGCATATATGGATCGTAGTCCCATGTCCCGCGCTGCCCTTGTGCCTCTAATACATTTTTCATTTTCTGGATATTGTTCATGTGTTCTTCTCCTTCAGCTTGGCTTCGATGGCTCGGGTATATCTCCAACTTCAAAATGTTCAGCAATAAATTTTCTAACCGTAATTGCACCCGATGCCTCAACATCACAACCATGAGTCACAAAACTCATCTCCGTAACCTCACACATACGCATACATTCCAGCACAATCAACTCGGCGAACCGTTCAATAAACTTTGTCTGCTCTTCCCAAGAATCGCCTTGGGTTGTTTTAGCAGCCTGCTCCCAAAGTTGTTTAATTTGTTCGTTCATCCGTTCTTCTCCTTTAATTTGGCTTCAACGTCATCATAAAATTCTCTCCCTGATAACGCGCCATGAAAATGAAACTCTGCTATCTCAACAAGTTCTTCACGCGTCAGCCCAACCCATTCGCGCTGTGGTGGGGTGGTGTAGAGACTTCTAACTTGATATTCCCAATCGTGCAACACAGGGGTTTTTTTATAGTCATTTGCTACAGGCTCAGTGCAAAATTTCCATTCCCCCCACTTTGGCTCTGTATCCCAATTAGGTCTGCCCCTTACTTGATATAACACCGGCTTCGTCTCCCCGAAAGCTGTTTCGGGAACATCAGACTTAGTCTTAGGACACTGCTTACAATACCCGCCAATACCACACTGCCCACCATCACATTCTGCTGGTTCTGGCTGCGCTAGTCTGGCGCGTAGTGCTTCGATTGCTTTATCGCTTTCATCGGTTCGCCAATTTCCCTGCAACGCATCCAACGCCTGCTGCAATAGTTCTCTGTCAGTCATCCGTTCT